TAGCAGGATACTCAGACAACGTTTCAACTTCATCAATAACAGCTTCACTAGTAGACGAGATAGCAGAACTTACACGTAAGTTTATAGCTCAGTCTTCAACTAAGGCAGCATATACAATGTTCAAAGTAATGGGCGATGTAGATATGTTAGGTGCTAAAGAAAAGATGACTGCTGCTAAAGACATTATGGATAGAGCAGGATTTGTTAAAACAGAGAAGGTGGAAGTATCTACTGTAGAACCAGTATTCATTCTACCTGCTAAGAAAGAGGAATAGTATGCCAGTAAAGAAAGACCCTAGATTAGCTAGAGCAGGTGTATCAGGTTTCAATAAACCTAAGCGTACTCCTAACCACCCTAAGAAGTCTCACGTAGTTGTTGCTAAGGTTGGTGAACAAATTAAGACTATACGTTTTGGTGAGCAAGGTGCTAAGACTGCAGGTAAACCTAAAGCAGGTGAGTCTGATAAGATGAAGAAGAAAAGAGCATCATTTAAAGCTAGACATGGTAAGAACATTGCTAAAGGTAAGATGTCAGCAGCTTATTGGGCTGATAAGGCTAAGTGGTAATGGCTGCTAAGAAACCTAAAAGTAAAGTTAACGCATCTGGCAACTACACTAAACCTACAATGCGTAAGAGACTCTTTGCTAAGATCAAAGCAGGTACTAAAGGTGGTTCAGCAGGTCAATGGTCTGCTCGTAAGGCACAGATGTTAGCTAAACAATACAAAGCTGCAGGTGGAGGATACAAGAAATGAAGGGTCCTCAGAAGTCACTTAATAAATGGACTAAAGAGAAGTGGGGTACTAAATCAGGTAAAAACTCTACTCAAGGTTCTAAAGCTACTGGTGAAAGGTATCTACCTAAAGCAGCTAGAGAAGCTTTAACAGATAAAGAATATGCAGCAACATCTGCTGCTAAGCGTAAAGGTAAAGCGTCTGGTAAACAGTTCGTTAAACAACCAAAGAAAATAGCTGCAAAGACAGCTAAGTACAGGTTCAATAAAGGTGGTTACGTTGCATGTGGTGCATCTAATCCAGGAACTCATAAGAAAACTACTTGACAAACTAATGTGTGTGTGATATATATATCCTTATGTAAATAATAAAGGATTATATTGTGTCTTTCTTAAAACTGCCAAACATAACACTGCGTAAGCACATAGAACTTGAAGTATACTGTTCAAGCCCTGCATTAGATAAAATGAAGTTTTTTGACTTGTCGTCTAGGTTTAAAAAACAACATATGAAACCAGAGAAAGGCAAGAGGTCTATAGCTACTTGTCATGGCTTCATAGAGATGCAAAGACACAGTGTATGTCTACAGTCTTGGATGGACTGGTCAATGGAAGTAACAGAAGAAAATATAAACTTTAAATCTGCAGAACCTAAGTTCCTTCAGACAGATACTTCTCATACTAACATTACTAACGGTTGGGCTGATAAACACAATTTAATTGTAGTTAAGGTACATGTCCCTTTTGTTGTGTATAGTAAAGACGATGTAGACTTCGTAATGGCCCCAAGTCCCTTTATGCACCATAACTTACACATGCCTAGTGGAATGGTAAACTTTCACCATACTAGGTTCCTCAACTTCTTTATATATCTACATAAGGATTATAAAAGAGTTTGGGAGTTTCAAATGGGGGACAACTTGCTTAACTTTGCGCCTATGAGTGATAGACCTCTTAAGGTACATAACTTATACGATAAAGACAAGTTTGATTATTATGCAGAAGACACATTACACTTGACCAACTCTAATGGCTTTTATCGTAGAAGAAGTCGCTTGACAAAGTAAGAAGGGTGTGATATAAAGATGGCTAGGAAACAAGCTCCAACATTAACTGCTATTCCCGTAGACCAAGCATGGAAGATTCCTAAGAGAGGTTTAGACGGAGAGTACTACCCAATAGTAAGAGTAGGTAGACATATTCCTTTTGGATATGAGCAAGATGAAGGTGATAAAGATATACTCCAACCAATCCCCGAACAACTAGAAATGTTAGAGATGGCTAAGAAGTACTTGAAAGAGTACAGTCTCCGACTAGTAGCCAGATGGCTTACAGAACAATCGGGTAGATATATTTCACATGTAGGATTAAACAAACGTGTCAGCATCGAAGAAAAACGAAGGTATACGGCCTCAGCCCATAGAGACTATGCAAGGCGCTACCAAGAAGCAAGTGAAAAAGCGAGAGTCATCGAAGAAGAAAGACTCGGTGGTAGAAGTACAAGAAAGCTCGATAGAGACGACTGAACCAACTCCTACCTACGCACAACCTAAACCAGAGCCTATTGATGTCAAGAAAGCACAAGACATTATCTTTGCTCCTAATCCTGGACCTCAGGAAGACTTCCTAGCTTCTAATGAGCAGGAAGTTTTATACGGTGGAGCAGCAGGTGGTGGTAAATCATATGCGATGGTTGCAGACCCAGTACGTTACTTTAACAATGGACAGTCTAGAGGATTGTTAGTTAGACGTAGTACAGAAGAATTAAGAGAACTTATCTCAGTATCTAAACAGTTATACCCAAGGGCTATTCCAGGTATTAAGTTTATGGAAAGAGATAAGACTTGGGTAGCTCCTAGTGGTGCTACTTTATGGATGTCATATCTTGATAGAGATGATGATGTTATGAGATACCAGGGACAGGCTTTTAACTGGATAGGACTCGATGAGCTTACACAGTGGCCTTCCCCTTTTGCTTGGAACTACATGAGATCACGTCTACGTGCTACTAGTGCTTCTAAGCTACCTCTTTATATGAGAGCAACAACAAACCCTGGTGGCCCAGGACACTTCTGGGTTAAGAAGACCTTCATAGACCCTGCTCCTGCTAATACATCTTTCAACGCTACTGATGAGCATGGTGAAGTAATCGAATGGCCTAAAGGACACTCAAGAGAAGGTGAGCCTTTATTTAAACGTAGGTTTATACCTGCTAACTTGTTTAACAATCCATACTTAGCAGAAGATGGAATGTATGAAGCAAACCTACTATCAATGCCAGAGCATCAACGTAGACAGTTGTTAGATGGTGATTGGAGTATATCAGAAGGTTCAGCCTTCAGTGAGTTTAGTGTTAAGAAGCATGTAATACCACCATATGATATACCAGATAGTTGGGCTAAGTTTAGAGCATGTGACTACGGTTACGGTTCGATGACAGCAGTATTATGGTTTGCTGTAGCTCCTGATGAACAGATAGTTATATACAGAGAGTTATATGTTAATAAGACTACTGCTTCTGATTTAGCAGATATGATTATAGAGATAGAAAAAGGTGAACGTATAAGATACGGAGTACTCGATAGCTCTTTGTGGCACAATCGAGGAGACACAGGACCTAGCTTAGCAGAGCAAATGATTCAAAAGGGTTGTCGTTGGAGACCATCAGATAGATCAAAAGGCTCACGTATAGCAGGTAAGAACGAAATACACAGACGACTTCAAGTAGATGAGTTTACAGAACAACCTAGAATAGTCTTCTTTAATACTTGCCGTAACATAATATCAGAATTACCCTCTCTTCCTCTTGATAAGAACAATCTAGAAGATGTAGATACTAAGAGTCCCATAGACCACGGTTATGATGCTCTACGATACGGTCTAATGACTAGACCAAGATCATCACTTTGGGATTATGACCCTTCTACACAACGATCAGGCTTTCAGATGTCTGACCCCACATTTGGCTACTAAGGAATAAAACATGGATGAGTACGAAATGGACGAACAAGTAATGGAAACTATCATGGATGATGCAGAGTCTTCCTTTGTAGATGACATAAATGAAGGCGATACAACAGATGAGCCAGTAGGTAAGGTAGTTTCATACGTTACTGAACGTTTTAAGAGAGCTGAGACAGCTAGATACACTGATGAAGAGCGTTGGGTTAAGTCTTACCGTAACTACAGAGGTATATATGGCCCTGATGTGCAGTTTACAAGCACTGAGAAGTCTAGAATCTTTGTTAAAGTTACTAAAACTAAAGTATTAGCTGCATATGGTCAGTTAGTAGAGGTTTTATTCGGTAATAACAAGTTCCCTATCTCTATTGACCCTACTACATTACCAGAAGGCATAGCAGAATCTATGCATTTTGAGTCTAACCCAGATATGCAAGCAGCCAAGGCTGACAAAGCTCCTACAATTAGCCCTGAGGACGCTAAATTACGCCCAGGAGAGACTATCCCAGACCTTATGGAACGATTAGGTGGAATGGCTGATGATTTAGCTCCAGTGGCTGATATTATGGAGGAAGGTGAAGGTAGAACTGCTACTGAAGTAACCGTACATCCTGCAATGGTAGCTGCTAAGAAGATGGAAAAGAAGATACATGACCAATTAGAAGAATCAGGTGCATCTAAGAAGCTTAGAACAGCTGCATTTGAATGTGCTTTGTTTGGTACAGGTGTTATGAAGGGCCCTTTTGCTGTAGATAAAGAATATCCTAATTGGGATGACGAAGGTAACTATAAACCTCGTGTTAAAACAATGCCTCAGTGTGATGCTGTTTCAGTATGGAACTTCTACCCAGACCCAGACGCTAATTCAATGGATGAAGCTGAGTATGTAGTAGAACGTCACAAGATGTCTAAGTCACAACTACGTGCACTTAAGAAACGTCCATTCTTCCGTAAGAACGCTGTTGATATGGCAATGGGTTATGGTCAGTCCTACACTAAAGAGTGGTGGGAACAGGCTATGGAAGACGATGCACAACAAACAGCTACAGAACGATATGAAGTACTTGAGTTCTGGGGTTATGTAGATACAGAAGTATTAGAAGACCATGATGTTGATATTCCATCAGAACTAAAAGATGTAGATCAGCTTAACTGTAACATCTGGATTTGTAATGGACAAGTAATCCGTCTAGTAATGAATCCATTTAACCCACAGGTTATACCTTACTACGCAGTACCATACGAAGTAAACCCTTACTCTTTCTTTGGAGTTGGTCTAGCTGAGAACATGGATGATACACAATCTCTAATGAATGGCTTTATGAGAATGGCTGTAGACAATGCTGCTTTATCAGGTAACTTATTAATTGAAGTAGATGAGAACAACCTAACTCCAGGTCAGAACCTAGATATATACCCTGGAAAAGTCTTCCGTAGAAACGGTGGGGCTCCAGGTCAAGCCATCTTCGGTACTAAGTTCCCTAACGTATCTAATGAGAACATGCAGATGTTTGATAAGGCTCGTCAGTTATCTGATGAATCAACTGGTCTACCTAGCTTTGCTCACGGTCAGACAGGTGTATCTGGTGTTGGACGTACAGCGTCTGGTATCTCTATGCTTATGTCAGCAGCTAACGGCTCTGTAAGAACAGTTATCAAGAACGTAGACGACTATCTATTAGGTCCTCTAGGTAAATCATTCTTCTCCTTTAACATGCAATTTGATTATGACCCAGAGATCAAGGGTGATCTAGAAGTTAAAGCACAAGGTACATCATCATTAATGGCTAACGAAGTTCGTAGTCAACGATTAATGCAGTTCTTACAAGTAGTACAGAACCCTGCTTTAGCACCATTTGCTAAGATGGATTATGTTATACGTGAGATTGCTGAGTCAATGGACTTAGATGCTGATAAGGTTGCTAACAGTTTATCTGAAGCAGCAGTACAAGCTGAGATATTAAGAAAGTTCCAAGAAGCTAACCCACCAGAAGTAGACCCTAATGCAGAAGCAGCAGCAATGCAAGCAGCTATGGGTGCTAGTGGAGGAGCTCCAGGAGCAGGTGCAATAGGTGTAGGTGGGGCTCCAGTCCCAGGTGAACAAGGTTTCTCAGGTAACACTGGCGAAACACCAATTTAATTCCATTAGGAGAGTATATTAAAATGAGTAGTACAAGATTAACTAGTAGAGAAGTCGTAAGTAGTACGTCTACACACCTTTCAGAGTTAAACCAGATGACTAGTAAAGGTGTCGTCTATGTTGAAGAAGATACTGGAAGAATGGTATTAGGTGATGGTGTTCGTAACTATAACGATATCCCTTCTAATGTCTTATCAGCAGATAACGCTACATTCTTATCTCATTGGAGATACGATGAACCTACACGTAGACTTGTTTCTGATAAAGCTATTGAAACAACACTTAACTCATTATTCTTAGGTGAGCAACATAAGATGTCTTCTGGTTCAGAGAACATCTACTTTACTAACCTAACATCTGACATTAACTTCTTCCCTATGTGGGGTGGTCTTAAAGATCAGTCTATATCGACTAATAGAGACTCTACAGGCTTCATACCTCCAAGTGGACGTGTATACACTGATATGTTCTCTTTACCTCTAGGTGGACAACCAGACCCTCTTACTTCTGTAGGATATGATGGTGATAACTACTTCGGTATTAACATCTCTGGTTTAGGTATTACTACAATCGCTGCTGAGTCAGTTGGTCCAGAAATAAGACTTGAGTACCGTATCGTAATTAGCGGTAAACAGGTTTATATGCAGGAACTACCTAGAGCAGCTGCTCGTTCTTCTGCAGGTGCTACTATATACCCTGGTGATACTATTGAGTGGTTCTTTGACCACCCTGTAGATGTAAAAGCAGGTACTACACTAAGAGCTTCTATTTATAAAGTACGCAACTCTGATGATGCAGACTTAGGTATATTCCAAGTTCGTCAAGGTGATACTGTAGACCCTAACACTGGGTTACTAAGATATCAATCAACAGTACATAACAGACTATATGAAGATAAAGACTTAGAGTTAATCTCACCATACTTGAAGTATAAAGCTATGGACTTTAGTGTTGATTCAACAGGTACTTCTATCTTACTTAAAGACCTTACTTTAGCTTCTGGTTCACAGATGCTTATACCTCACAACATTAACACAATACAAGCTATTGCTAATGGTACTGAGATTAAGATTATGGTTAAAGATGGAGCTAAGATTCTTATAGAGTCTTTACCAGTTAGTGCTGTAAGTATCAATGGTACTTTAGTAAACTCTGTATTAGCTAACGCTGTAACAGAATTAAATAACTTATTTACTAACACACTAAGCTTTGCTTCACAGGGTAACGCTGTAACTGCTTTTGCTATCAGTGGCGATGACCTAACTTTAACTCTTGCTGATTCTACCTCTTATACTGTTGATATAACTACACTTGGTGTGGATACAAACAGCTTTGTAGCTAGTGGTGCTTTAAGTGGTACAGACCTTGTTCTTACCATGAGTGATGCATCTACAGTAACAATAGATGTAACTAACATGATTAACGGCTCTACAATGAGTGCAGTAAATGATGAATGGTATATATCTTACGGTGCTAACGCTAACTCACCAGTTTCATCAGATATAATAGATACTACACTAGTGGGTGGTACTGAAGTACGTTTACAAGGTCCATACTACTTTGGTCAATCTTTACTTAAAGGTTCTGAGTTTAAGTTTAACATGCAGACAGGTAATCAACTTCGTTTGGGTATCTGGGATGGTGCTGAAGTAGCGACTTCTTACACTGGAAGTCCTTCTATGGCAGAAGCTACTAACTGGAACACAGTGTTTAGCTTTGCTAACGGAACTGGTAAGTTCACAAGCTCTACTAACACAGATGTAACAACATACCATGCAAGTGGTTATACAGCAGTACAAAACGCTCCTATGTCTCTTAGATTCGGAAACGATGGTCACTTAACACTAATTGACTTGACTGGTGGTACTGAGACTATTGTAGCTAAGACACTTATTGCTTTAACTGTTACTTCTTTCAACTTACAGTTTGGTGGATTCAACAACTCAATCTTCCCTAACGGTATTATTAAAGATAGTGGATGGTCTATCGTACATGACTTCGATAACTCAGAAGCAGGTATAGTAAACGGTATAGAAGACCATACAGTACTTAAGTCAGACATTTCTATTCTCCCCGGAGAGAAGATTATGTTTATGCTTGATGAATTAGGTACAGGTGATTTCTTTGGTACAGATTATAGTGCGGCTTCTACAGGCGTTGCTACAGCTGAAGAACAGTTAGACGGTGCATTCATATACCAGACTAATGAAGCTATTGTATTTGATACTGCTCAAAATGCTTCAGATTGGAATGCAAATACAAACGCACCTAATTACTTCTATAACGCAAACCTAAACCAATACAGAGACGGTGGTGCTGGAACTATTCAAGGTATGTTTAGTTTACGATACACAACAGATAACACAATTACACTTTTTGATGAAGACTCTAATGTTAAGATTGCTACACGGAAAGTAAACGGTGACGGAACTACTCCTTTACACCTATTCTTTGGTGTTAGAGGAAACAGAGCTTATTACTCTATTCCAGAGATATCTAAGCAATCTATTACAGGTGGCTCACAGCCTAACCTAACATTCGCACCTGACGTATCTGACCAAGCATTTACTGTAGAAGAGAACACAGCATTTAACTTCCAGATAGCACTAGATGCTAACTCTGATATTGTTAACATGTATGGTGAAAGTGATGCTCCAAGTTGGGCAGTACTAAACCAAGTAACAGGACAACTCATTGGTACTTCAGCTGCATTCACAGGCTCTAGTGACGCTTATGTCATTAACTGTAAAGCGGCTAATGCTATCGGTGGTATAACTAACTTTACTGTAACTATCAACGTAACAGAAGCTGCTTACACTAACTCAAAGTCTTTAGACTTAGACGGTTCAACCAACTGGCTTCAAGGTAATCCTATTAGCATGACTGCTCTAGAACGAGCAACAAACGGTGACGGTAATGGTTGGACTATATCTATGTGGGTTAAACCAGATACCTCAAATACAGGTAATCAGACCTTACTAGTTTACGGTGCAGGAGATGATTACAACGGTGGAGCTATTACTCTAAAGCAAAACGGCGGTACAAGCTTAGTCTTCAACTACGGTACTGTGTATGACAACATAATACTTGTTAACGGTAACTCATTTGTAAACAACACATGGCAACATGTAATGATTACCTTTGATGGTGGAACTACGGGAACTAACCCTAATCTTGCTACTGACTACTACGGTAGATTTAACATCTATATCGATGGTTCACAGATAACACCTTTCGGCGTTGCTTCTAATAGCGGTTACGATGGAGCCTTAAGTGGTGCTAATCCATCTGATAATATCTTCAGAATAGGTAGGCAGAGTAACGTACACAATAACTACTACCAAGGTACAATTAACCAAGTAGCTATTTGGGATACAGACCAATCTGCTAACGTAGCAACTATCTACAACTCTGGTGTTGCACAAGACTTAAGCCTATTGGCTGTAGCTCCAACACATTACTACGAGATAGAGACTTCTGTAACAACTATAGCTGACATCGAAGGTTCAGCTCCTTTGACTGGTTATAACTTTGTAACTGGTGACTTAGTAACAGACGCTCCATAATAACTATTGACAGCTCCTAGTTTATGTGTTATAAGCTAGGGGTTATAGTCAACCGATAGGAACTTTAATGATTCTCAAACAATTAGTAAATGATAAAACACTGTACGATGCTTTTATAGAAGAGTTGGATATACGGATTAACTTCGCATATAAACAGTTAGAACAAAGGGATGAACCCTTGGAACTACACCGACTACAAGGTGAAATAAAAGCATTGCGTAGCTTGAAACAATTACGTGATAAAATCAACGGAGAGAGAACGGAGACATTTTAACAATGATGAAGAGTAAAAACAATAAGCTCTACGAAGAAGGTGGCTTAGCTACTGACGGTGTAGACGTAGACCCAGTGTCAGGTAATGATGTACCTCCTGGCTCTAACGCAGAAGATGTAAGGGATGATATCCCTGCACAGCTATCGTCTGGTGAGTACGTTGTACCTGCTGACGTAGTGAAGTACTTTGGTGTAGCTCACTTTGAGAAACTAAGAGCTAAAGCTAAAGACGGATTAGAAGGCATGGAAGAGGATGGACGTATGGGTGGAGAGCCTGTAGAAGAAGCTCCTGTAGGTGTGTCAGATGAAGATTTAATGAACCTAGATGGTTATGCAACAGGTGGAATGGTAATGAAAGACTCAGATGTAAATAGCATTATAGATCGTGTAAAGGCAGCTGCAAAGTCTGACCCTTCCGTATCTAATTTATTAAAAGCAAAAGGTATCTACATGCAAGATGACAGTGTAGGTCCAGAAGTAAAAGGACAAGCAGGTCCTCGTAAGTTTAACGAAGGTGGCACTGCTGATAGCCCACTAACAGGTGAGTTTGACCCTGCAGGTACAACAGGTAACTACAACCCTTACACGTACACCCCAGGATTCTCTGTAGAATCAGGTAGTACAGGTTCAGCTCCTACAGTTCCTGGAACTCCTGTAGCTCCTGGTGTGGAGTCTCCTACAAAGCCTGTAACTTGTCCTCCAGGTTATATTTATGATGCATCTTCTAACTCTTGTATTGTAGACCCTAATGCTCCTGTTGATAACAGAGATGGCGGTAATAACGTACAAGCAGACCCAGAAGCTTGGATGAAGAAGTATGACTACACAGACCCTGCTGTACTTCTGGAACAATCATTAGATACACTTAACATGGGTGAAACAGATGAAGAAAAAGGTTTCATGGAGAAAGCTGCAGGTGCAGTATCTGGATTCTTTGATAACGGTATCTTTGGTAAGATATTCAAGACACAGAAACATGCTGAAGTATTAGCTAACGCGGCTGTACTAGAATCACATGGTTACACAGATCAAGCTACTAAGTTACGTGAAGCGGCAGGTGGATACGCTGAGTCTAACAAGTTAAAGTTAGGTGGGTTCTTTGACTCAACTACA